TAAGTCAATTCATTTTTTAGCATTTAGTTATTTCTATAAAGAACCTAAGAAGTTCACAGGTGGCGAATTGTATTTTCCTGACTATACTGGTCATGCCTTGACGTGCGAGAATAATATGACTATAATATTTCCTGGCTGGGTAAAACATGGAGTAAGAAAAGTAACTATCAAAGATTCAGATTATTATGATGGGTTCGGTAGATACGCTGTTACGAGTTTTATGAGTTGTATAGATAAAGAGAAAAGAAATTTTCCAGGATTAAATAAGAAAAATTAATTATGCAAGATATACTTATAGGTGATAACTTTTTCTCTCACCCCGAGCTAATCCGTGAGTTAGCACTCAGTTATAATGATTATAAACACTCAGAAGAACATAAAGGAGAAGTTGGGTGGAAAGGATGGAGAACTCCAGCCCCTCAGGCAATCAATGAGGGTATATGGGATGTAATGACCAGAGCATATCGAATAGATGAGAAGGATTTTGTATGCACACCTTACTTCCATATTGCCTACGAGGACACTAAGGGATATTGTGATTTCCCTAATGCGAAATGGCACGTGGATTCGAGTGATTATGCAGGGATTGTATATCTAAATGAAGACCCACCTAAGGAAAGTGGAACCTGTTTGATAAATGGTACAGAAAATGAAATCATAACAGTTGATAATGTATTCAATAGATTACTTGCATATCCCTCTCACTACTACCACGCACCCGAAGACTTATTCGGAGACAGTAAGGATAAGGAGAGCGGCCGCATGACTCTCACATTTTTTATATGGGCAAACAATAATCCACATAAGCATCAAGCAATAAACTGGATGAGACTTATGGAGACTGAAAATTGAGAAAATCATACATACCTTTGTATGGTTTGTACGGGAAGCTCTAACGTCATAACGGGAAACCAGTTAAAAAAGCGTCACATACCCTCGACTAGAGGGTTTTTTTGTGTTATAATAAGTGTACGTTATGAGAATTTGATGCAATTAAGACCACACCAACAGGATGCCCTCGATTCAATGGAGAAGCATGATAAGGGACAAATCATTGTACCTACAGGTGGTGGTAAGACTATCTGTATGATACATGATGCAATGAGAGAGTTCGCAAAGTTCCCTCAGCATACCATAGTGGTCGTTGCACCTCGTATCCTACTAGCAAATCAGTTAAGTGCAGAGTTCCTAGAGTTCATCACAGATCCCGAAGTGGATGTGATGCACGTGCATAGTGGAGAGACACATCATTTCAGCACTACTAAGGTAGATGAAATCCGTGAGTTCAACTTCCATAATGCTAACAATGGTAGAAATCAGTTAATATTCACAACATATCATTCTTTACATAGAATAGTTGAAAGCAACATCACGATTGATACAGTATATTTTGATGAAGCACACAACAGTACACAGAGAAACTTCTTTGTGCCGACACAGGAACTCGCAACAAGTATATTCACACGTGCCTACTTCTTTACTGCAACCCCTAAGCATAGTCTCACACCTGCTAGGGCTGGTATGAATGACTCTAAGGTATATGGAGAGGTAATCTGCAATGTACCTGCTCCAAAGTTAGTCAGAGAGGGTTACATACTACCACCAAAGGTTGAGATATACCAATCTAGAATCTTGAAAAAAGATGAGTTGGTTGCTGATCGTGATTGTGAACAGATGATAGGTGCTATTGATAACCTTAAAAAAGATAAGGTATTGATATGTGCAAAGTCAACCGCACAGATTATCAATCTACTCTACCACACACCATTTACTCAGCAACTTGCATGGGGTAATTTCTCATGGATGACCATAACATCTAAAACAGGTGCTATAATAGACGGAGAGAAGGTCGATAGAGAGACTTTCTTTGATACTCTTAATGAGTGGGGAAGAGATCCTGAGAAGAAATTTGTTGTGTTACATCATAGCATATTATCTGAAGGTATCAACGTAAATGGTCTTGAAGCGGTCTTGTTCATGAGATCTATGGATTACATAGGTATCTCTCAAACAATTGGC